AATGTAAGGTTATCTATATTAAAATATTCTGTTAATTCTGATATACATTTTGCTAGTACTTCTCGTTTGTTGTAACTACCATAAACTCTAATTTCAAAATTAATACCAATATTAATAATATAACCATCCATAATATTAATACCATCGGTTAACAATCTATATTCTTGCAGATATGTTTTTAAATTTTCTTTAATTGCAGTATTTGTAGTAGTTAGACTTTTATTTGAATCATATCCAAGTATGTATAAGTTAATAGCAAATGGATTATTTTTTTCTTGTAGATTATTTTTCTTACCAACTAAGAATCTTTGTAATTCGCTTTTTATTTCAGTTTCAGTTATATCTCTTTCTTTAAAATCTGATATCAATCCTGCAAATTCATCTAATGAATTTGGATTAGAAAGAATTGAAGCAGGTGAATTATTATCCAACTCACCATCTGGTGCACAATATGCTTTTGCAATTCCACCAAACTTAGCCGGTAATGCCAATGTTCTTACTTGATAATCTTTTCGTGTTACTGCTCTGTTTTGTGAACCAAAGTTTGCTAGTGCGTTTTCTCTAATCTCTTCAATAGTTTCCTCACCTCTTCCTCCAGACGATGGTATTTCATTATCAACTGCTAAAGAAGTTTTTGCTTGGTTATATGTTTTAAGTTCACCTGGTGTAAATACACTTGTATCATCATCAAACGATACACCTTGTATTCTTGTTATAGTACCCTTTGGTACATTCGATGAAACTCCACCACCTATTAAATAAGAAACAGTAAATTCACCAACTGGTGATTGACCATATGTTTTATTTTTTAAAAAATTAGATGGGTCAAAGGATGCACCTAATTTATCAATTGATGAATTTAACCCTAATCCAACATTTTTAAAGTTTGGAATTAACGTTTCATCATTAGTTGCTGTTCCTCCACCAAATACTAAACTTACAGTATTATCAGAGTTTATTTGTTTTACGAATCTTCTTGATGTTTTAAATAATTTAAGAATACTTGGTACAGAATCTTTAAATTGTGATAATTCTTTATCAAATTGTTCTGTATTTGGATAATCTACATAAACCATTTCTTGTCCAAGATATGGAACTTCATACCATTTATTTCCATCTGCATCTCTAACATCGTAAATATCAACAATATTATCTTCACTTAAATCTATTTTAGCAAATTGTTCAGTTGAATTAAACTCAACTGTTCTTGTTTTTACAGTTGCTGAAATTGCTTTTATTTGTTTCTTGATTAGATATTGTGATGGTTCGTTTGTAATTGCATCTCTTTTATAAACAGTAATGACTCTATCATCTGAATCGTTAAAGTCTAATAATTCAGTTGTTCTAAACAGTACACCATCTGAGGATGATTCTGTTATCATACCTTCTTTTATTCTTAAATAAAAATCATTATCTGGTGCGTTATCTATACCACTTCCTTTTGATGGTACAACTTGGTACACAGAAAGTGTAACTACTGATGGTGCAATAACTTTTGGTTTGTATCCTAAATATTGTGATAATGCAAGTACATTTTCCTTATCCTCTGCATACAACATCATGGATTCTTTTAATGTATCATCAATATAATATGATAATACATCACCAACATATGCTGCCATTTCAATAAACATCATACCTGGTGATGCCTCATTGAAATCAGAATAAGTTTTTGGGAAGTATGTTTTTGAATACTCAATTAGGTTTTCTCTAAATTGAGCAAAATCTTTGTTAAGATACTTTATGTTTCTTCCCTTGTTACTTTTGAATGATGCCGAATTTAATGCCATAATTATTCCTGTACCCTCATTGTTATTTCTTGAGTTTCTATTTGGTTACCTACTGTAAATTGTATTTTAAGTTTTGCTGTATGCATATCTTTCATCTCATCTGTCATATCTACCTCTATATCTTTTATAGTGATATAGGGTAACCAAAAATTTACACTTTCAGTAATAGTTGATTGTAACTTTTCTTCAAACTCATCTGTCATTTGGTCAAAAAGAATACTTTGAAGTCCAGTACCAAATTCTGGTTGCATAAGTCGTTCTCCTTTTGCAGTTGATAATAAATTCTTTAAGTTACTTTTTGCTTGTTCAAAAGAAGTAAAAGCCTGTTCGAAGAAACCAGTGTTTCCTCGTTTAAGAGGTAAAGTGATTCCATATGCAAATGCATCGAATTCCTTTGTATCCTTAACAACTTTTCTTCCAACTACATAAGCCATTTTTATTTCCTATCTTTTAAACTTTTTAACTAAATCAGAATTATCTCTGTTTAATATTTTATCAAGACCTGCTAATCCTGTCTTAACTCCAAGACCTTGTTTACTTGGTCCTCTCGATACATCACCATATCCCATCTTCTGTGCCATCTGAGCTCTCATCATATCAGTACCACCTTGAGCACCTTGTGAATTAAATGTTACGGTTTTATCCATACTCTCTTGAATAGGTTGTTCTTGTGGTGGTAGATTATCTAATACAGATTTTCCACCAACTGGTCCGCTACTTCTCTGTGCCTTTGTAAATGGTGTTGTTTTATTTAACACTTCATTTAAAATAGCATTTTTAGTGAATTGTTTTTTCGGAGTTGCTCGTTCTTGTTCTAACGCAAGTTCTACTTGTTCAAAAGGGTCTATGCCTTCAGTAACGACTTGCGTAGAGGGAGGAGCAACACCCCCCTTCACCTCTTTTAATCTTCTACTTACTTCCTCTGCCAATATCTTTGGAAAAGTTTTCGATAAAAAGTGTTCTTGTTGTTTGGCAGTTTCTACCTCAACAAGAGTTCTTATTACTTTTATTAATTGTTTGTTGTTCATTTTGAAATCTGTTTATCTTACTATAAATATATCTATTATAATTTTATGGTTCTTATACACATGATGGTGGTAAAACAAATCCTAAATATTTCCTAGGAACTTTTTGAAATACACCACAACCGTTTCTACTAAAAGCCCCTCCACCTGTATTTCCTTCTATTGTAATAATTCCTCCTGTATCGGTTACACCAGCAACAATTCCGATATGATGTGCATCTGCAGGACTACCATATAATACTGCTGCTCCTATCTTGGGTTTTGATGACCAGTATCCTTTTTGTTTTCCCCAGTCCATCCAATTATCACAACTTGCTCCTCCCCTCGGAGTATCTAATCCAGCTTCTTGCCACCATGTAGCTACTGCGGCTGCACACCAATAATATCCACTTCCTTCTCTTGATACTTTTGCTTGGTTATTTAACCCAACATTTGTAAACATCTCATCTATTCTACCAGGTCCATTAATTTGTTTTCCTCCTGGGAATCCTCCATAGTTTAAACCTGGTGGTGTTCCATATTCTAATATACCAATATCTCTTCGTGCAATCGCAACTATCTTAGTACCATCTTCACATTTATATTCATCAGGTGTATTTTCTTCAATTGCTGCTAACTCTTCATCCGATAAACTAACAGGTGCAGCATTTATCTCACCAGATGATATTTCACTTGATTTTAATTTAGAATATTCTGCTGCACTTGACCTACCTGACGCAGGTAATGCTGTATTATTAGCAACTGCATCAGCTTCTGCTTTTTCTAACTTTGCAGATTCTATTTGTGCTGGTGTCATTAATACATCTTTAACCGCATCTACTATTGCCGAAAGTACATCTCCAAAAAAACTACTTGATGGTGTATCTGGTGTTGTAGGTGCACTTGGTGGTGAAGGTGGAACAATAAATCCTTTCCAAGGTAAAATCCCAGGTGATGTAAATGGTGGAGAACCTGGATATAAACACAACATATAGTAAGTTCCTCCAACTGTCATTAAGTGCATTTCGATTCCCATACTAAGTTTATCTAAGAAAGTATCAACGTTATCGGTTGGAAAAAACTTACCAGGTTTCCATGTTCCAGGAATTTCGGTTGGTGCTTTGTTTATTATGATATTTTGCATAGCACCTGGTCCGCCTGGCATTAATGGTGCTGGGAATTGCGCGAGTTCTGATATTTGCCAATATGATATTATAGCTTTACCTAAATCATTGTAAAATGTATTATTTGAATTTGATGTAGCATTTAGTGCTTTTCTACACGCACTTTTAACTAACATTTTCATACCCGAAGTATTTCCTTTTAGAAACTTATTTGGTGTAGACATTGCTTCGTTTCCTCGTTTAACTAACTTATCATATTCAGATGTTAGTTTATCAGCCCAATCATCGTATTTATCAATACCACCTTGGTTGTTCATGTATCTTCTCATATTAGATTTAAAAGTACTGAGAGACATAATGTTATTCCGTATAGTTTAATGTAGATAAAAATTCACTCAATCTACCTTTAATATCATCGAAGGTAGATTTATTTAATGGATTTGGTTTGGTTGGTCCTGCGGGTGATTGGTACACTGCTAAGTTAATTGCATCGATAAGTTCTTCTAATAATCCCAATAACACTTCTCCTCTAACAAGAGGTTCTGCATCTGATTCTGTATTTAGATATATTTTACCTTGACCACCTAACCAATAGTTATCAAAATCGTTTGAGGTAATTCTTACTTCACCATTAAAATCTAATTCAGCACCATCGTTGCCATTATCTATTGTAAGTTTACCATCTGATATAAATCCATAATTTCCTCTTGAATAGAAAATCATTTCTGAATCTTTTGCTGATAAAATTATTCTACCACTATTAATTAGAATTTGGTCTGTACCTGTAAGTTCACTCGGTAATTCAAATTTAGTTGGTGTAGTTTCAAAATCAGTAGAACCACCATCATCTACAATACCAGGTTGGAAATCTAATTTATAATCACCACTTGTAATTGCAATTGTAGAACCATCTTTACTTACTTCTTCTTCGGTCTGAGAACCTTCTTTTAGTTCTGAAAGGGATTGGTCATTTTGTCTATTTCTAATTATTATAGTTGGTGCAAGAACATTATCTATATTATTGTATCCACTAAATCGAATAGATTGACCATGTCTTGATTGAATAATTCTATCTCCTTCATATAACTTTAAAGGATTAATTTGTGTTGATTCAAAATATTCTCCAATTTCAGTTTCTCTATCTGCACTCCCACCACTTGAAATACCTGTGTTAGATGATTCAGTATAACCAGCTGAGTTATCTGTATTATTTGTATCGGTTGGATATGATTCTACACCTTTATTTTTTTCAGCGTTTCCTTGATTTAAAATAGGGTTAGATATTCTTTTATAGAATTGCAATCCACCAATTGTAATAACTTCAATAGTTTCACCAACCAATGGAGGACTTACATCATATGCATCATATGGTCTAATTGGTCGTAGGTCTCCTTCGGGTGTAGTATTATCGGTTAACATTCGTATAACCGCTGCTCCTATTAAACCAGTCCTTTTTGCTTCACCATCACCAGGTCCATCTGAAGAAACTCGTTCATGAGTATCATCTAAAATGACATCAATAACAACTCCTAAATTTGTTTCATTAGTATTTACAAATCCACTTCCTCGTTTGGTGGAAGAGTTTAATTGACTACCTCTAAATCCCATTTGATTCTACCTTCTGTTTAAGTTCTTCTATTTCATTGGTAAGTTCATCAACCTTTAACTCTTGTTCATCTGCAACTTCGTGTATCGTTTCATCCAATTGTTTAAGTAGTTGTTCTTTTTCTCCATCACTAAGGAAACCAGTATCACCTTCGGATTTATTTTGTGCTCCAATAATTCTTTGTGCAATTGCAGCCATCTTGATTAGTGAATCATCATTCTTAACTGATGTATCTACTAAATCTTTTATGATTGGACCGATTACTGCCATATCTCCTGCATGTCTAATTACTTTTTTCATTTCAGCGATTAGTTCAGAGATTCTTTGTTTTTTGTTTACTTGATTATCATAGATATCTTTAAACAACCCACTTAGGTCTTTGCCGGGAAATAATTCAAAATCTGTACTCATGATTATACCATATTAGTTGTATATAAATATAGTAAACGAAAAAACCTCACTTTTAGTGTGAGGTTTAATCTTAAACGCGTTGTTAGAATTACTTCTAATTCTTACTTCTTAATGATGTGATAAAGTACAAAAGCACCAACTAGTCCTAACAGACCCTCAGCACTCAAACTTCCTAAAATAGCCATAATATTATCAACTACTGATACTTCTGGCCAAAATGGGATGTCCGCTCCTTTGAAGAGTACTTCAAATACTACTCCTAGAGCAATGATACTAATACCAATTTTTGTCAATTCATCGGCCCAAGAGCCTATTTTTTTCAAAAATTCCATATGTTTCTCCTTTTGTTTTAATTAAATGTGAATAACTGTTCCATCTTGCAAAACTAAGGGATATCCACTTAATAACTATGATATATATGATAAAAAAAAGTTGAATATATATTCAAACACCAATTAAAGAAGTGTATTGGGAGTTTATATATTTATGTACAAAAAAACCCAACCGAAATTCGTTGGGTTTGTATCCTAGCCACTTTATTATACGACCAGGGTTCTTACTGATAAATATAGTTAATTTATCATAAAATAGTTTTTTTAACAATAAA